TGTTTGAAGGTCTCTTTGGTAGATCAAAGTAATACATCTCAACAAAACTATTAATGGATAGGAAAGAAGTTGCTGACTTGACAATCAAGGCAATCAACCTAATATATCCTGATGAAGAGAAGAAAGCACTAACACAGGTTGTAAAGATCATCGACGGTGAGGAAGTTAAAAGGAAAGCCACATACCAAGATGAATTAAAATATATTCTAGAGCATAAGAAAAGAAATAATTTTATTATCAACCTAACCAAATCACTATCAGCGAACACACTGATATTGTTCTCACGGAACGCTCATGGTGAGTATCTCCGGGACAAGATTACAGAGAAGCTGAAAGGTAGTGGTCGTACTGTCTACTTTGTTAATGGTGGCACATCTAAAGATGACAGGGAATATATCAGATTAATAGTAGAGAAGGAAAAAAATTGTGTCATTGTGGCATCATACGGAGTATTCTCTACAGGCATTAGTATTAAGAACATTCACAATATAATATTTGGAGCACCTTCTAAATCTGAGTTCAGGGTGTTACAATCAATAGGCCGTGGACTGAGAGTATCAGCTTCAAAATTCAAGGTAGTGCTGTGGGATATTGTAGATGACTTATCATGGAAACGCCACAAGAACTATGCACTGAAACACTTTTTAGAAAGAATGAAACTGTACACCGCTGAGAAGTTTAAATACGAAATCCATAATGTGAAGCTATAGGAGATTAATATGAGTGACAAAGATGATGGTTCAGGTAAAGATATGGATGTTGATGATATTGTAAATTTTGAGAGGCGAGATTATTGCTTTATCAAGCTGACAAACAAAACGCAATATTTAGGGAAGGTTAATATCCAGAAGATTGATGGTGATAGGTTCCTTATGATATATGACCCTATTGAGGTAGATTATGAAATAGATCCTGACTTTGAAGAACCTATGATGTATTTCATGAATCCACTATTTGCCACAAAGCAAGAAGTCTTACCACTTGAGATGAAACATATAGAATTTTTTGGTGAGATGAACGACGACTATCATGAACTATATGTCACCCATACAGGATTAGAGATGGATGCCAGTGATATAGATTTAGATAAAAAGGTAGAAGAAGATAAACCAATCAAGAAGAAAGGTAATGTGCTTTACTTAGGAAGGGTGAAAAAAGATTAATATTCTGGACGTATATATATTTTTATGGTTTAGTAGGTTTTATAGATATCGACTCAGGCTGGATGATGTTATAAAGAAAAAGATGATAAATATGAATCCTACTGAACTTTCCTTAATTACTCAAAAATATCTACTACGAAGTAGATACAATCTAATTGCTACTCCGTAGCAATGGCCTTCGGCCAAAACAATATTTTTTCAATATATTCCTTTCAAGGTATTGAAGCTTTTTATTATATCACGAATATTTCTTACTGTCAATACCAAAAGAACAAATAGATGAAAAGAGTTGTGGTTTGTGTTATCATCCATATTATGCTATAATAACAGACTAAGAATAACAATCAATCAGGAAACCTTCATGGCTAAAGCAAAAAAGAAAGAACACTATGTCAACAACGTAGAATTTTACGAAGAGATGGTAGTCTTCAAAAAACTTCTAAAAGATGCTGAAGATGCAGATGAACCAAAACCACAAATACCAACCCCAATAGCAGAGAAAATTCTAAAAATCTCAAACAAGCTATCCTTCATGCCGAGGTTCATTAATTATCCCTTCAAGGAGGAGATGATAGGAGATGCTATTGAAAACTGCATAATGTACATCCACAACTTTGATCCTGAGAAATCAAAAAATCCTTTTGCTTACTTCACACAAATATCTTACTGGGCGTTTGTACGCAGGATAATGAAAGAGAAGAAACAGTTTCATATTAAAGCCAAGTATGTTCAGAACCTGGATATCCTCCAAAATCTCCAAGAAGTGCAAGATGTTCAATCACATGATCTAGGTGGTAACTTCGGTAATGATTATACGAAGTTCCTGAGGACTTTTTATGATGTTGACCTTGAAGCTGAAGAACAAAAGAAAATAGACAAACAGAATAAAGCCAAAGAAAAGAAAGCAGAGCAGGAAAATTAAATGAAAATAGCTTTACTTGGGGATACCCACTTCGGGGCTAGGGGAGACAGCCAGGCTTTTCATAAATACTTTTTCAAATTCTATGATGAAGTATTTTTCCCGTACTTAAAAGAAAATAATATAACTGAGGTCATACAGTTAGGTGATCTTATGGACAGGCGTAAATTTATAAACTACGTTACGCTGTCTGATATGAAGGAAAAATTCATTAACAAGTTTGTTGGTGATTTAAATCTTCATGTCTTGTTAGGAAACCATGATGTATATTATAGGAACACAAACAGAGTAAACTCATTAACAGAGTTGTTTGGTAATCTTCACGATGATTATAATATTACAATTGTAGATAAAAACATTACAATAGATTTTGATGGGTTGCTGATTGATATAATACCTTGGATCAATAAAGAGACCTATGAGGAATCAATGAAGTTTATAAAGAACTCAACCTCAACTACCTGTATGGGTCATTTTGAAATCAAAGGTTTTGAAATGCACAAGGGTATGAAAGCAGGTGGTGGTCTTGGCTTGAATACCTTTAAGCCTTACGACTATGTTTATTCAGGACACTTTCACACAAGATCCTCAAATAAAAATGTAACATATGTAGGAACTCCTTATGAATTAACGTGGAGTGACTATGATGATATCCGTGGGTTCCACATTTTAGATACTGATAATGGTATGGTAGAGTTTATTAAAAATCCTGCCAAGATGCATCATAAAATATTTTATGATGATAAAACTGAAAATTATAAAGAACATGATGTTAAAAAATATAAAGGTTCTATTGTAAAAGTTATTATTGTTAATAAAACGAATAACCGTGGTTTTGAGAACTTCATTGAAAGACTTTATAATGTAGACATTATCAATATGAATATTGTAGATGTTTCACTTGATTATTCTGAAGATGCTATTGACAGCATTGAGACTGAGGATACATTATCAATATTGTTTAATAGTATAGACAATCTAGAAGATGATAATAGAATGGACCGAGACCAGATGAAGAAGTACGTTAAAGAAATTTACAATGAAGCATTAGAGCAGGCTCAAGAAAAATGATAATATTTGAGAGTGTACAGTACAAGAATTTCCTATCCACAGGAAATAAGTTTATCAAGATCAAGCTAAATCAAAATGACAAGACCCTTATCATAGGTAAAAATGGTGCAGGTAAAAGTCAGTTGATAGACGCCCTAACGTTTGCTTTATATGGCAAAGCGTTTAGGAAGATAAACTTAGGTCAACTTGTTAATTCAATCAACCAGAAGAAGGCAGTTGTAGAACTGAGGTTTTCTATTGGCTCAATGAAATATAAGATTGTCCGTGGCATTACGCCTGCGAAGTTTGAGATTTGGATTAATGGGAACTTGAAACTTCAAGAGTCATCTTTAAAGGATTACCAACGTTTCCTTGAGAACAACATCTTGAAGATGAATGAAAAAACATTTAGACAGATTGTGGTATTGGGTTCTACTTCATATGTCCCATTCATGAGACTGTCAGCGGCCGATAGACGTACAGTGATTGAGGACCTACTTGATATTCAAGTGTTCTCAATTATGAACTTCCTTACCAAGACTAAACTTAATGTTATAGGTGATGATTATAAGGGCGTCCAATCTGAGTTGCGTATATTAAACAATAGTCTTGAATTGAAGAAAGAACATTTTGAGAGTATGAAGAATAAATCTATTGAAAGGATAGATGCTAACAACACTGAGATTAAATTCCTGAATGATAAGATGGATGACTTTCAACAAAAGAATGATGAAAACGAAGTAAGTGTTAGAAGCTTTAGGATGGATATTGCAGATAGCGATACTGTCATTAACAATAAGAATAAAATAAAAAACTTTAATAGCCAAATAAAAAGAAATAAAGGTAAGTTTATACAGGAAGCAGACTTCTTCATGAATAATGAGTCTTGCCCTAAATGTAAACAAGATATAGATAATGATTTTAAAAATAATCATCTATGTGATATAAAGGGTAAAATTGAAAATGCTGAGAAAGGTTTGGTTGCTGCAAAAACTGAATTAGATAAATTAAGTGTTAGGATAGATCATATCAATGAAACATTATCAAAGATATCCTTAGTAGAAAAAGACATCATAACAAACAATAGTGAGATAACTTCTATAGATGCTTATATCAAAAAATTGATTGATGATAACAAAGACCTGCTTAATTCAGATAATAATAGTTTTGATGAATCTGAGATAGGTGTTATAAAAGATGATATTGATAAATATAGTGGTAAGCGTGATAAACTAACATCGCAGAGTTTTTATTACTCTACGATAGTTGAAATGTTAAAAGATGGTGGCATCAAAACTCGTATCATAAAGAGTTATATTCCTATCATAAATAAGCTTATAAGAAAATATTTCGATATTATGGAATTTGGAATTGATTTTACCTTTGACGAAAGTTTTAACGAATCTATCTCTGACAGAAAGCGAGATAAACATACATACTTTTCGTTTAGTGAAGGTGAAAAAATGCGAATTGATTTGTGCCTACTATTCACTTGGAGAGAATTAACCAGGTTAAGAAATAGTGCGGCAACCAACCTACTTATTTTTGACGAGATAGGTGATTCATCATTAGATGATTCTGGTTTCGAGGTTTTCATGAAAATAATAAATGAGTCTGCCAAAAATCAAAATGTTTTTATTATCTCCCACAAGGGTGATATTATGGCAGACAAGTTTAGAAATGTTATCAGCTTTGAGAAAGTTGGTAATTTTACGGAGATGAAATAATGTTTGAATATAAAGCACAAGTAACAAGGGTTGTCGACGGTGATACTTTCAAAGCTACCGTTGATCTTGGTTTTAGGATATATGCAACTGAGACTTTCCGTCTTGGTGGTATTGATACACCAGAGACCTGGAGACCAAAAACCGAAGCAGAACGAGATCATGGTCAAGCTGCAAAGCAAAGAGTGATCGACCTTGTGGATGGTAAGGAAGTAATAATCAAAACCGCCAAAACTGGCAAGTATGGTAGGTGGATCGCCTTTGTCACTTTAGAGGACGGTCAGGACCTAACAGAACTTCTTATATCTGAAGGGTTTGAAAAGAGAACTGATTATAGACCTGACGAATAAGGGCTAAGTTATTGATTATAAAGACAAAGGAAATTCTTTTTCCTTTTTCTGCTCTTTCACCTTGATATCTCATCCTCATGTGCCATACTTACGGTATACAATTAAAAAGCGATTAGGAACTATATAATGTCAAAGGTCAATATCAATTCAAAAAGCATCCTAGCCAAATTAATGGCTGCCGAGGATGTTCACGTTACCCATAACCCAAAAGCAAAAACCGCAAGCTTCAATGTCAAGACGCGGGAATTAACCTTGCCAATTTTTAAAGATATGAATGGCGTTATATATGACGGCTTCGTGTCACATGAGATAGGTCATGCTTTATATACTCCAATGGATGAGTTGCTTGAGGCTATCACTGTTAAGAAAATCAGCAAGAGTTTACTTAACATCGTAGAAGACGCCCGCATTGAAAAGCTGGTTAAAATCAAATTCCCAGGTTGTGTCAAAATGTTTGCTTCATTTTATAGCAAATTATTTGCTGGTGGATTTTTTGGTCATACGCCAGTAGATCAAATGAAGTTTATTGATCGTATCAATGTTTATTTCAAAGTAGGCCCCCTTAGTGCTATTCAGTTTAACAAGGAAGAACAAGTCCTTGTTGATCTTGTTGCCAAAACTAAAACCTACTCAGACGTGGTTGAGGTTTCACAACTTATAAAAGAGTTTGTGAAAATGAACAAAGAGCCTATGCCAGAAATGCCAGAGGAAGATGAGAACGCTTTACCAGAAATGTCAGAGTACGAGGAGTTAGAGCCACAGGAAGTTGAGGTTGAAGAAGATGAAGACGCAGAACAATCAATACCAGATGAAGACGCTGACACCGAAGATGGTGAAGCAGAAGAAGAAGATGTCCCAGGTACTGGTGATGAAGTAGAGTCTGATGAAGACGAAGACGAAGATAATGAGTGGGATGAAGGCTGTAAGGAGAATGATGAAAACGCCGAAGACTCTGATGAAGACGACGCCGACGAAGTTGATGGTGATACGGATATAACTGGTGACGCCGACGAGGAAGTTGAAGGCGACGACGATTCAGATGAATATGATGCAGAGGAAGGTGATACTGTAGACTCAGATGGTGATGCTGGTGGTGAAGGCGCAGGTGATAATGACAATGAAGAATTGACTGACGAAGAACTTGAAGAAGAGTTAGAGTCAGATACTCAAAATGAGTTTGACGAAAAGTTTGAGAAAGATGCTGTTGAAAATAACCAAAACAATACATATGAAGAATTTCATATTGACCACATTAAAAATGTCCCAGAGAATGTTGTCACATATAAGGAAGGTATTGCAGAATGTTTAGAGTTTTATGATGGCCGTCAGGATGTTGTCGATCGTATTAAAGATGAATACAAAAATCTTTCAAATACCACTAAACCTTTAGTTAAACATCTGATGAAGATTTTTGATCAAAAGAAGTCTGCTTCACTTTATGAGCGCACAAGAACTTGTAAGAGCGGTGTACTTGATACCAACAAGATGCACGCCTATAAAACAGTAGAAGATATATTCAAGCGTGGTAATGTAATTAAGAAAGGTAAAAATCACGGTTTTGTTATTGTAGTAGACTTTTCAGGAAGCATGAAAGAAATTATGTTGCCTACCATGCGCCAATTGTTGACGCTTGCCACGTTTTGTCGTAAGGCAAACATACCATTAGAAGTTTATAGCTTCACACAAGGCAAAGACTTGAAAGGTTTGAATGTTAAACCGTTTGAAGAATTTACTTTCACGGCTACTAACGTTCATATGAACCAATTGCTTTCCGCTTCAATGAACAAGAAAGAGTTTAGTTTTATGTCGGCCATGTTATGGAACTTTGCTTGTCAGCTTGATAACTCATATTATGCTCGTGACTTTCCTAAGAAGTTGTTCAATATGTCAGGTACACCACTTGCCCAGGCTATTTTACTTACTTCGTCAATTGTCATGGATTTCAAGAAAGCGCATAACGTGGAAATTTGCAATACGATTTTTATGACTGACGGTTGTGGTCATGGAGGCCAGATGTTTAAAGCTGAAGGTGAAATTATAAATCGCAGAAATGCAGGCATGTATAAAAGTTACGGTGCAAATGCTTATTTCAATATCGTAGATGATGTAACTAAACAGGCTACAATGCATGTCCTAGATTCAGACAATAATGTATCCTTTGAAGATGTGCTTTATCAGTCATTGAAGGATCGAACAGGTTCATCGGTTATGACAATACGCTTGCAGAATCCCCGTGTCCCTAAGTACACACGGAAAAGAGTATTTGAAGAATTTGGTTTGGAGTTCACCCCAGCCCAAAAGGCTTTCACCAAGGAAGGTTATTTGGTAGCCGAGAATAGATATGGTGTGGATCAAGGTTTCATCATTAATACAAATATAATGTCCGAGACCAAAGCTGAGATGCCTAAACACGTGGACGCCACGAATGCAAAGCGTGAGTTTAATAAGAAAGCCAAGGCAATGGGCGCCAACCGATTCATATTCAATAAGATGATGGAATTACTGGCATAAGGCTTAGGTAGAATGATTCTCAGCCACTTTCACATAGGACCGCTTACCAGCATACTAGGTGTTTATAAGTCGTTGATTAACAGTAGAACCGTGGCTGAGGCTACAGGAGATCAATCCTCAGCCACGTTAAAGGATACTTGATACCAGCATATGAGAAGAGATAATACCCATACAAAAATTAATTTTCTATTTATTTTAGCAAAGGCCTTGCAATAGGCTCCCAGTTTGCTATAATTACGGTATACAATGAAAAAACGAATTATTTGATTTTTACTTGAGGATAGATATACATTATGGCTAGATCAAAATATGAAAAGATTAGCGTTTCAGACTTCCTAATTTTAGTTAAGAAGCATTACCCTAATCAGTCAGAATTGAAGCGAACAGAATTACTTGATATTGCAAGTAAAGAACTGGTCGCTGTCCCAGAAGCTATTTGGGAAAGTAAAGTAGGCCGAGGCATTTACAATGTAGATACTTCAAACGTTGTGGAGTTTGTAGGTCCTATTCAAACTGCTCCCGTTAAGACACCACTTGCTGAGGCGGTTGCGCTTTCACCAAGACGTGGTGTAGAAGCAGTTTCAAGCGCGGGACAGAATTATGTCCCACCAAAAGATATTACATATGTGCCTTGGGGTATTCACGCAGAAGCAGTGAAGATTATCAAGTCAGGTATCTTTTTCCCTACTTACATTACAGGCTTATCAGGTAATGGTAAGACAATGGGACTTGAGCAGGCTTGCTCAAAAACAAAACGCGAATTTTTCCGTGTCAACTTTACCACTGAAACGGATGAAGATGATTTGATGGGTGGTTTCCGTTTGATAGAAGGTGATACTGTATTCAGTTACGGTCCAGTATCCGAGGCAATGTTGCGTGGTGCTGTATTGGTACTAGATGAAATTGACTTGGGTGACCCAGCTAAGATCATGTGCTTGCAGAGTGTGCTTGAAGGTAAAGGTTACTTTATCAAAAAGACAAATGAGTTTATAACTCCTCAACCAGGCTTTCAGATTTTTGCAACTGGTAACACAAAAGGTAAAGGTTCAGATGGAGCCTTCATGGCTACCAACGTTTTGAACGAGGCTTTCCTTGATAGATTTTCATCAACCCTTGAACAGGATTATCCTTCACAAGCGGTTGAACGTAAAATCCTAAGCAAGGTGATTGATACTTTGCCTAACAGCAAACATGATCCTGAGAAGGTTGGTGACTTTATTGAAAACCTCGTCAAGTGGGGTTCAATCATCCGTCAGACATTTGACCAAGGTGCGGTTGACGAGATTATTTCAACACGCCGTTTGGTTCACACTGTCAAGGGTTATGCAATTTTTGGAAGTATCAAAAAAGCAATTGACGGTGCCGTTGCCAGATTTGATGAAGACACTGTATTGTCATTCACGGATTTGTACAGCAAGATAGATGCTGGCATGGAAGATGAAATTGAGGCTGATTCAACGGTACTAAATGTACCATCAGAAGATTTCACGCTTTAAGATTGGTTTTGGTTGGTTGAGATATTTCAGCCAACCGATTTTTAAATATTATAATTAAATGAGGAATAGAAATGCATATTACTGAGAATACAATGGGAGTTTTAAAGAACTTTGCAACAATCAACCAAAGCTTATTTATTCGTAAGACAGATGGTGGAAAAAAGGTTATCACAACTTTATCAGGCGCCGAGAACATTATCGCTAAGGCTACTGTCGACGAATCATTCCCGCAAGACATTGCCATTTACGATTTAAACGAATTCCTAAATACTTTGTCACTATTCAACGAGCCACAACTAGGCTTTGATTCAGATTCATTTATGGCAATCAAAGAAAAGAATGGCCGCACTTCATGTAAATACATGTATGCCCCAGTAGAGATTATGAAGAAAGCACCTGAAGATGGCTTGAAGATGCCGTCAGTAGATGTTGAATTTGTATTGTCAGAAGCTAACTTGGCACAAATTGTTAAGGCTTCAACTGTAATGGGACTTGAGGATGTTACTATCAAGGCAGAAGGCACAGAGATTGTGTTGGCTATTCATGATAAAAAGAACCCAACTTCAAACACGTTTGACCTTGTTGTAGGTGAATGTGCTGAAGGTACTTCATTCAATGTGGATTTCAAAATTGATAACTTCAAGTTTGTAGAGGACGGTTACAAGGTTGAAATTTCAACAAAGATGCTGAGTCACTTTGTTGGCCTTGTTCAAGGCATGGAATATTGGGTAGCAATCGAATCATCTTCAACTTTTGGGTAAATCATTATGAGCAACGAACGTGAGAGTATTTTTGTTGAGAAGTACCGCCCACAAACAATTGAAGAGTGCATCCTACCAAAAAGTTTAAAGGATGTATTTACAAAGTTTGTAGATAATAAAGAGTTTCCTAACTTGTTATTATCAGGTGGACCTGGCATAGGTAAAACCACTGTAGCCAAGGCTTTATGTAACGAGCTAGGTTATGATTGGATGATTATCAATGCATCATTAAACGCGAACATGGATAAACTAAGAAATGACATTTCAAAGTTTGCCAGCACTGTTTCGTTAATGAACAAAGGTGCCTATAAGGTTATCATACTCGACGAAGCAGATCATCTTAACCATCATATTCAACCCGCACTTCGCGGATTCATTGAAGAGTTTTCAAGCAACTGTAGGTTTATATTCACCTGCAACTATAAAAATAAAATAATCGCACCACTTAGAGATTCACGTCTTGCCAATATTGATTTTAATATCAGTAAGAAAGACATGCCTCCTCTAATGGGTCAGTTTATGAAACGCATTGAAGGCATTCTTGAAGTTGAGGAAATCAAATACGACAAGAAAGTTATAGCTGAATTAATTAAAAAGTTTTTCCCTGACTTCCGTAGGGTACTTAATGAAATACAGCGTTACGGTATAGGTGGGGAAATTGATAGCGGCATCCTTGCATCAATCGGCGACTTTGAAATTAATGATCTTGTCAAGCATCTTAAGAATAAAGACTTCACTGAGATGCGTAAATGGGTGGGCTCAAGTGTTGACATTTCACCAACAGAAATATTTAGACGTATTTATGATACGATGTATGAATATTTAGACAAGCAAAGTATTCCTAAAGCTGTTTTGATTTTGGCAGACTATCAGTACAAATCAGCATTCGTAGCAGACCAAGAAATCAATTTGGTTGCATGTCTAACTGAGTTAATGGTAGAATGTGAATATGTTTGAACTGAAACCAATCCCTGAAAAGGTTGAAGAGCCTATAGTAAAGGAGAAGAAGTTAAACTTTTTTGCTTGCCTTAATGAGATCAACACAGGCAAGAGTGATATGTTCCGTGATGGTGAAGAGCCTTTAGAGATCGTTCAAAAAGCTTATGATTCATTCATGGTCAACCGAGGTTTAAGTTATTTTATAGATACAATCATGCATGCGAATATGATGAACCTTAATTCGTCATTACCCAAGCAGATGCAAAATGACTTTCACCTAAATAGTGTAAGGAAACGGAAACGCTTTAGTAAATGGTTTAAGGGATCTAAGTCAAAAGAGATTCAGATGATTGCTGAATACTTTAACTATAGTTATTCTAGAGCAGAACAAGTTATAGAATTAATTGATAATGAAACAATAAAAAATATTAAATTGAAGATGAATAAAGGTGGCAAAAAATGATTGACGACGCAAACGACATTATTGATACTGGCAATTGGGGAGTTGAGAACATGGTTGAGATTACTTTCGGCCATGAAGATGACTTCCTTAAAATCAAAGAAACACTTACTCGTATAGGCATCCCTTCATTCAAAGAGAATATCCTATATCAGTCATGTAATATTTTACACAAGAAAGGTAAATATTATATTGTGCATTTCAAAGAGTTGTTCGCGCTTGACGGTAAGAACACTTCATTCACAAAGGGAGACGCACGCCGTAGGAATACTATTTTGAAGCTACTGGTAGAGTGGGGTTTGTGTGACGTTGTAGATGTTGCTCAAGTTGCCGACGGCTTCGAGGATGTAAACAGAATTAAAATCATCAAGCATAGCGAACGTGATGATTGGAACCTTAAACAAAAATATAATATAGGATCAAATTAATATGTCGATAAATAAAGACCAGGAAGAGTTCACAGCAGAAAATCAAATTCCTGTTGAAGAGACACCCGAGTTACACCCAGATAACTTCAAAGTAAAATCTCCTGAAATGAATTTGTTTGATTATATGCAATTAGCTGGCCGCACAAATAAAACATTCCCAGGCGGTGTTCAATTATCACAAGAGCAAATGGAAGTTTTACATGGCTCTATGGGTATGGTAACAGAAGCGGGTGAGTTGATGGACGCCATTAAGAAGAACTTTATTTATGGCGCACCACTTGATAAGGTGAACATGCAAGAAGAACTTGGCGACATCGCATGGTACTGGATATTGATTTGTAGATTTTATAGTTGGGATCCATACGAGATTTTGAAAATGAATATTGATAAACTGCAACTTCGTTTCCCTAATGCTTTTACAGAAGAAGATGCATTGAATAGGGACTTGAATAAAGAGCGCGCACTTTTAGAAGAAAATGATCAAAAAACCTCCGATGGATATTGCGCTCACCCTAGAACTGAAGACTAATTTGTGATATAATACAACAGGTGAGGTGAACAATGAACGCGAATATTTATGTAGTGTTTAAAGATGGTGTATATAATGCTCCTTGCGGCAGCTTGAGAAGCGTTGTGACAAAGGTAAAAGACTTGGGCAACCTAGGCGATGTGCTGGTTGATACAGCGGCTATCCGTCAAGATGTGAAAGTAGGTAAAACATTTTCAATCAAAGGTTCCAATGGTGCTTTGATTGAAGTCCGTAAAGACACATTAGTTTAAGTGGGGATTATATAATGTATAAAATTTCAAAAGACTTTTCATTATGTTATGGTCATCGTGTATGGACTCAAGAACTCAAAGAAGAATTTTGTCAAGATGGTGATTCAAGCTGTAAATGTAAACACCTCCATGGGCATGAAGGATTAATTAGAGTTGCACTTGAGGCCAACCTATTAACAAAAGGTATGGTAACAGATTTCAAACATCTTGGTTGGGTTAAAAACTTCCTTGATGATAATTTAGATCATAAGTTTATCGTTGATAGAAATGATCCATTATTTTACAACATCATAGGTCTTGAAAAAGATATCCTCGATGATGCTTTAGATAGAGTATATCTAGATAACAATCTTGTAGGCTGGAAGATTTTACCATTACCTAATGCAAATTCAATAATGGCAGAATTGTTTGAGAGCTTTTTCATAGTTGACTTCACACCAACCTCAGAGAATCTTGCAGAATGGTTATATCATATTGTAATGCATAAGATGGTATCGTTTTACCCAGGAGTAAGAGTTGAGAGTTTAATGTGGCAAGAGACGCCAAAATCGAAAGCCACTTATACTACACACAAACCTGGAGATGGTATATTTTGAAATTAAAATACTCTGAAATATTTTACAGTATGCAGGGCGAGGGATACCATATAGGTGTCCCTTCCGTGTTCTTACGAACTTTCGCGTGTAACTTTGAGTGTAAAGGTTTTGGTCAAACTAAACCTTACTTACCTGAAGAAGATATGCCGCATAACAAGTTCGATATTACAACGATAAATAATATTAACGAATTACCTGTGTTTAATGTTGGTTGTGATTCATCTGCTTCGTGGGCAAAGAAGTATGCACACTTGGCTCCAATGGACACTATGGCTGACCTTGCTAAGAAGATTGCAGCATTAACTCCAATGCAAGATGAATGGACCGTTAGAGAAACAGGGCATTTTATACATCTTGTAGTTACAGGTGGAGAGCCACTATTAAAAGGTAATCAAAAGAAATTTATTGAATTGTTAGAACAGCCAGAGTTTAGATACTTACGAGATATTACATTTGAAACAAATGGAACACAACAATTAACTGACGAATTTAGAACGTGGCTTTATAGGCAACAAGGTTTGAGAGTAACGTGGTCAATATCACCTAAGCTTTCAATATCAGGTGAGAAATATGGAGCAGCTATAAATCCTAGGGCAGTGCTTTCAATACAACAATCAATGAAACAAAACGATATAATTTATTTTAAATTTGTTGTAAGAGAAAGAGATAATATAAAAGAGATTATACATGCATTAGGTGATTATGAAGATGTGGGTATTCATACCAACATTGTCTATATAATGCCAGAGGGAGCAACACAAGAAGGTTTATCATTAACAGAAACCTCTGTTGCAGAACTTGCGCTTGAATGTGGTCTACGTTATTCACCAAGACTGCATGTAAATATATTTGGGAATAAATGGGGAACTTAGTATGCCGTTAGATAAGAGATTTAGAATAGATGATCATATTTATTTTGTTCATGAATATGGATTGGACATGGACGGAAACGAAATACACGTCTACGGTGATGAAAGATATGTGAATGAAGAACAAACTGAACCTGGTGTAGAGTATTTAATGTCAGCTAGGTTTATTAAAAATATGAATTTGATTATGGGAAAAACCGGGAATGAGAATATATTAATTCATCTTAAATCCTGTGGAGGAATGTGGGAAGAAGGAATGGCAATGTATGATATAATTAAAACGTGTCCAAATTATATCACAGGATTAAATTACACTCACGCTCGTTCTATGACTTCATTGGTTTTCCTTGCTTGTGATAAACGAGTAATGATGCCACACTCTACTTTTATGTTTCATGAAGGAACTTTCGCAATAAATGGAACAGTCAAACAAGCCAGAGTAGAAATGAAAGAGTTGGAGAGAACGTCTAAAGAGATGGTAGATGTTTATGTAGATATTTTGAAAAACTCTGAGCATGGAAAATATAGAGATAAATCTGTGAAGTGGATCAGAAATTGGGTATCAAAACAAATGAATGATAAAGAAGAAGTCTACTTGACCGCTCAAGAAGCGGTTGATGTGGGATTTGCTCATGAGATTTTTGATGGTGATTGGAGTAAAGTTTCAACAAGAAAATAGAAGTATCAATTATTATAATAATGTGCTATAATATGTAGAACAATGGGAGTGTTGAATGATAGATAAATGGGTTAGTAATAAAAATAAAGTTGTGTCAAGTGGGGATATGGTTCAAATAGAACAAAATACAGAAGCTGCCGTCCAACAACTATTAGAAGCACTTTGTATAGATACTGAAAACGATCACAATACCAAAGACACTGCAAAGCGCGTCGCAAAAATGTTTCTTCATGAAACGTTTAAAGGTCGTTATGAAGCAATGCCCAAGGTTACAGCTTTCCCTAACGCAGGAAATTATGATCAAATTTACTTGACGGGACCTATAACAATCAGGTCAACATGCGCCCACCACTTTCAAAACATTATAGGTAAATGTTGGATTGGTATTTACCCAGGTAAAAAAGTTATTGGCTTGAGTAAATTTAATAGGCTTGTTGATTGGATTGCATCCCGTCCTCAAATTCAAGAAGAAATGACGGTACAAATAGCCGACCTTATTGAAGAGCAAACACAAGCACAAGGAATAGCTGTTATTGTTAAAGCAGAACATATGTGTCTAACTCATCGTGGCTTTAAAGAACATGAGAGTGATATGACAACCTCAGTAATGCGAGGAACGTTTTTGAAGAACGTACATATGAAACAGGAATTTTTATCATTATTATCAGGAATGAAAGGGTTTAATTCATGAAGGCGCAATTCTTACCAGCTATATCAACGGCAACTACAGGCTACCTAGCTGCAAACTCAGATGAAGATTTTCTAAACCATTCAGACAATATCACAAAGTCTTTCAGGTTTTTCAACCAAGACAGTGATGCATATTTTCATCATCCGTTTGTTTTAATATCAGCTTCCCACTTGTTTAAGAAAACTGAAAACATCCGAGAGCATCTTGGTATCGACGACAAACAATTTATTTTTATTGACTCAGGTGGTTACTCACTCGCCTCAGGAGCAATCAAAGAGAAAGATTGGAATGATCAGCTTGCATATAAATGGTCTAATAACAACGGAAACGTTTTCCCAATACTTGATAGACCATTAATTCCTAATTGTGATTATGATAAACACTTGGACTTGTCATTTAAGTCTGCTGAATACTACGCAACAGAACGTCCAGGCGATGATAAGAAATTAATATTGAATGTTGTACAAGGTAGAAATACAAAAGAACTGAGTACATGGATCGATAAAATGGCTCAAATTCCTTTAGATGGTTGGGCACACGGTGGTCACCGAGGTCATATGTCAAACATCGTTGGAGTCATACTTGAATTAATAAATAAAGGCTTAATGGAAAACTCAAAGATTCATCATATCTTTGGTGTATCATCATGCGCCTCAATGGTTTACTTTGCGGTTATTCAAGATGAATTACAGAAGCTTGGATTCAAAACACAATTAACATATGATAGTTCTTACTTCCAAAGGTCATTTGCTTTTGGTAACTGGTTCCTTTATAAGAAGTTCGACGGCATGGTTAATATCAGACTTTCAAATAGGTATGATTGGTCACACGTTCCTAAAGGTACAAAGATCCCCTGTGAATGTCCTTTGTGTTCACCAGTTACAGACGTACATGAATTTTTTGAGAACTCTATGACTTTTTACATGTTAGGCGCAATGCATAATCTCTACCAGATGCTTTCATATAAAAGATCAATTGAGAACTTGTTACACTTCGGCAGCGTACAACCAGCAACAGATAAAGAAGGTAATGTTTATAACGTAGACCCGTTTTTACAAACTGCATTACCCGCTAAGATGTGGAGAAACATTTGTGCAATCAAAGAAGCATTTGCTAATCCTAAGTCAGGTGCAAGGATTATGAATATGAAATTTGAAGATAGAAATGTTGAAACTCCACCACCAACTTTAAATCAATTCATGCCTGATTATGTAGAAAAAGAAACAATGTTAGATGAGGATAGAGTGTAATGGCACATATGGCCTTTGATTTAGACGGCGTGTTATTATCCGACAATCATGTTGGAACGGATAAAGATGCGGCTTGTGATTTAACTACTGTTCTGAATTTCAGGATTAGGAACATGCTTAGATTATTTGTTCCTAATAAACGTTATGCTATTATAACAGGTAGACCTAAGCTTGATGAAACAGAAACTTTGTTTTGGATACACCAAAACTTGAGCGATAATTTACCAATAGATATTTATCATGATCGCCCGTGGATTGAGAACTTTGATATAGCCAAACATACGTTAGGTGCCGCAAAGTATAAAGCAGAAGTTTTAAATGAAGATACACTTATTGATGTTTATATTGAAAGTGATATAGAACAGGTTAAGTATTTGCAAGATAATGTTAGAAATACTTGTTCAATATTACATTTTGAGACATTGGTAGTAAACGCAATAAACAATGAAGTAGAATTTCTAGAATATAAAGATTTAAAGAATATTTGCTGTTCAATCACTGATAAGATTAAACGCGAAGAAGAAAAACCTTTTACTGAGATTGTAGCAGTAACAAGAGGTGGGCTTACAGCGGCACATATTTTTGCAAAGGAATTAAACCTTGATGTAGGTATGTTCCTGCCAAAACCTTATCAGCTTGCACTTAACAACGATATTACCGAAGACACAAGGCTTTTACTTGTGGAGGATTTGGTTGCTCAAGGCAGAACATATGCTGAAATAAAAGACTTTTTCAGAATGTTCAATGAGTCAATAACAAACGAAATGACTGCCGAAGGTGTAGAGTACGAAGGCGTCAAGCATATTATTGATTGGGAATTTTGTCCAATCCTAATTGACGATTCATATGAGCCGAAGGACGAGTTTAAATACTTTGGCTATACTTCTAAAAACTGGGTTGTGTTCCCTTATGAAGACAGCGAGAAAGTTGTGATTGGGGATCGTGGCTTACATAGAGATGGGAGCGACCAATATGGGAAATGAAATATGGGAACAAATTAACCACGAACCTTATCCAAAAGAAGTAAAGGATAGAGTATTTGAATTTGTTAAGTTTATAAACCTATATAAAACTTGCGGTCCTATTGCAGACTTAGGTTGTGGTAATGGTTTCATCGCAGACGAACTTTCCCGTATGCATAATAAATTCAAGTCAATAGATTTGTATGATTACTTCCCAACACACGAATCAATTCAGAAAATTGACCTAAACAATTTTGGCAATACACCAGAACGTAAGTACAGCACCGTATACCTTTCACATGTGATGGAACATTTAAAAGATCCTGTATATACTTTGAATATTATTAAGAAGGAATTCCTTAATCCTTCACATGGTCGAGTTATTATTGCCGTTCCTAATGGCGAGTATGACAATGGACATAATCCTTTCGATAAAGAGATTGGTCATATTTCATTGTTTAGTAGATTCAGTATTGAAGATAATATGAGGAAGGCAGGCCTTATCCCAAAAATTATAACTGTTAATACATTGGATGCGAACTACCCAGAGATATGGGCCGTAGGAGAATGTCCGTGATACCTAAAAGAAAGAAAGTTGCTGTAATGGTTTCAGGTGGCTTAGATAGTTTCATTGCATATGAATATGCTTTAACTGCTTTTGCCGATGAAGAATATACAGAAGTTATTCCTGTATATGTTCGATATGGTAGCCCTTATCAAGACAAAGAAGATGCTGCTATTGATAAGCTGTTCGGTAATATTAAAAATTTAAAAATCATTAATGCTGACCTTGCCACAGAAGATCTTGATAATGTACCAACATTAGAACAACAAGAGATTTATGGTAGGAACTTGTTAATGTTATTTTATGGTGGAGTTGTGGGTGATGTTATTTGGCTGGCAAGCTTAGAAACTGAAATGAACCCAACGGCAGTTAGAGATAAACACCCAGAGTTTATGCATATGTGTTCTTCAATATTCTCGTATATATTTAAGAGCAAGCGTTTTGAAACTGTTGTGGAAACACCATTCAAGGACTTTACTAAATCGGATATTGTTCGTATTGCATTGAATGATTTAGGTATCACAGTGCAAGAGTTGGTGTCTACCTCTACTTGTTACCATGAAGAACACCACAATTGCGGGCAATGTTCTACATGTTTCAAACGTTGGATTGCAATGACTAACAATGGAATTGACGAAGAAGATTATGTCACACACCCATATAGAGATAATGAATACGCCCAATGGGTGTGTATGGATATGAGACGTGTAGCAAACGCAGGAATTGAAGAACCTCGTTATTCATATAAAAGATTGATCGAAACTCATAATGCTTTAAAGAGAGCAGGCTTTGAAGGAATATTTAAAGCCTATGATAATTTAATAATCGACAGTGGGAGTTAATCATGGCATTAGATCAATTCAAAAGAGAAATAAGAGTAGGAGATATTATATCCTACCCTGGTAGACAGTCAAGTTCTATTTGGAACAATATCGCCGTTGTTAAAAAGCTAAATGTAAACGGTTCATTAGGAGTAACACGCGGCCCTCAATATAGATGGGAAACAAATCAAAACCTTAGAAACACGACTGTTCATATGACTCAAAGAGCTATCATCCTTAATAAAGAGGATCTAGCAACTGTTAAAGATAATAACATTCAAAACTTACTTCTTATGTCAATTGTGTATCTTAATGAAACAAAGTAAATTAGAATCCTGGCTAGAGACTGGTGTTAATATTGTAACGGGGTTTATGATCGCTTGGGCGGCGTGGCAATGGATAGTCCTTCCTATATGGGAATATGATGTAACACCAGCGGATAACTTTAACATAACAATGTTCTTCACTGTTATATCAATCATCCGCTCTTATTTGTGGCGCAGGTATTTCAATGACCTATTCCCTCACCAAACAAAATTACAGTCGTTCCTAGAACAATGCGCCAACATGGGCAGCGGCTTAATCATCTCAGTGTTCTTATTGACATATGTTATAAATCCTTTTTACGGATTTGAAGCATCGCCAATAGATAACATTTTAATAACTGCAATCTTCCCAGCACTTTCAATCATTAGAGGATACTTCTGGAGAAGGTTCTTTAATGCAGGACTTCATAAAAAGGTTCATGAGTTCGCAGGATGGTTGTTCAATCTAAAAAATAAACTTAATCAAATAACAGGATGGTAGAACAATGCAAGACTTCCACTTAATAGGATTCACTGGTAAGGCTCGTTGCGGAAAAGATACCGCAGGCGATTACTTAATCAAGCAACACAATTTTACAAGATACGGATTTGCAGATCCGTTGAAAAGAGCTTGTGCAGAAATGTTTGGAGTTCCTATTGATCATTTTTATAACGACGAGTTTAAAGAAGAAGTAATTCCTTTTTGGGGATACTCGCCGAGGCAAATGGCTCAAATGTTAGGAACTGAAGGTGGTCGTGATTTATTTGATAAAGATATTTGGGTGAAGCGTGGAACACGAGCACTTGAAAATGCAAGAGAACAAAATGACGGCGAACGTGGAATGGTTTTAACGGATGTACGCTTTGAAAATGAAGCAACTTGGATTAGAGATAACGGTGGTTTGTTGGTTCACGTTTGGCGCAATGGTATCCAAGAAGTATCAGCACACTCGTCAGAGGATGGGGTCAAGATTGAACCTGATGATTTTGTCATTGAAAATAATGACAGTTTAGAATTCCTTTATGAAAATGTGGATATAGGGCTCGCAAAATTACTTGCAAATAAAATGCTCTAGTACCTTGACATTAGGCCTTATTGAACTATACTTATGGTATGAGAAAAAATATTGTTATATTTGACGTAGATGGGACTTTGGCTAATGTACAGCATAGGGTCCACCACGTAGAACATGAGGATCGTGCTGATCGTAACTGGGCAGCTTTCAATGACGAAATGGTGAATGACACCACGTTAGAAGCCACCTGCGCCATTATGAGAATGTTCTGGTCTACTGGCAAGCACGAAATTAGAGTCTGCACAGGACGCTCAGAACAGTTCAGAGCCTATACAGAACAGTGGTTGTTTTGGAATGACCTTCCCTACCATTCACTTCATATGAGACCTGACAAGGATCAGAGAGCAGACATCATGGTCAAAAGTGAAATGCTGTCTGAAGAAGATGCCTTACGGGTTGTGGGTATATTTGAAGACCGTCAGGCAGTTGTGGATATGTGGAGAGATCGTGGCTTGCTGGTTTATCAGGTAGCTGCAGGCAACTTTTAATATGGAGATTTGTGCGTATTGTGTGGAGGCTAGAAAGTGTGACCAACCTGGATTTATTGGCTGCGCTTATATCCACAGGATACCACAAACAATCACACCAAGACAAATACAAAGGGTGGATTCTGATGAAATTAATATGGGAATTATGTACAGCGTTCGTCCTTGGGATCAAAGTGGACAATCAGCATTGAAATATGAATTTTCAGTTCTTTTCCCTTTTGATTCAACTTGCCCTTGCTATCGGCCTATCAATCTGTTAAAATATGAGGATGATATTGAGGAATGGATTGAACTTGAGATGGTGAAGGAGAAACAGACATGGTAAGTTTACCAAATGTTAAGAAGCCTTGCAAGGATTGTCCGTTCAAAAAAGATGCGCTGCCTGGTTGGTTAGGTAGGGATCGTATGATTGAGATCCTAAAAGCATCAACTTTTGTTTGTCACAAGAAAACAGACTTGCAGTGTGCAGGACATATGCTTCTAAAAGGTGACGAAAATGATTTTGTACAACTTGCCAACAGAATGGGAATTGAATTAAAACTGAAAGGTAGAGAAACAATTTTTGATACTATTGAAGATTGTATCGAACATCATGATTTTAAGAGAGTAGATAGATAATGCAAAGAGTTAAAAATTATATTACAAATGAGTTAGCCTTTTCAAGGGTTCCTTTTGTTATTGAATCGTTTGCCGTGCCATTAAGTATAATGGCAGCACTAGAGATTGCCTGGGATACGCAAACTGCGAATTTCGTGTTTGCGTATATTTGTTTTTTGATCTCCGCAATTATGATGGCCTATAGTGGCTTCCTTAGGAATGCTGTTTGGCTGGTGATTTTAAATTGTACGTTCGCTTCCATTAACACGTTGGGACTTGTAAGAGCATTGTTATGAGATTAAAATCAGGAACCCCACCTTGGATTTTTCAGCATGAAGAAACTTTATTAAATAAAGGTATTCGATTGCCTAGTAAATATACTATAGGCTGGGCGTATCAATTTGCACTACCATACATATGCCCTAACCTAGAATACACAAATATGTATAAAGAAAAAGATCAAACTCAAGATGGGAAGCGTAGAGTTTATTTAGAATATGGATGTAGTATTCATGGTACAGTGAAGCAAAGATTAGATCATCATGTAGAGATGCCTATAGGATGTACCATATGCCAAGGCCAAGGTGGTTTATATGACAAAAAATATTTTGAACAACATCCACATATGATGGATGTTCCTGCAATATTTTATATTATTAGGTTTACAAGTAAAGCAGGAAGAGAAATTTTTGTCAAAGTTGGAATAACTCAAGGAACTATCAAAAAGAGATTTTCCTCATTGAGTAATTATTATAATTATGATATAATAGCAAGTGTAGAAATGCCATTATACGAATGTTGGTTGATGGAGACAGAATGTTTAAGAGATTTAAAAAGTAGTAAGTATATACCTAATAGAAAGTTTGGCGGTTATACTGAATGTTTTAAATCTTCAGTAACAAGAACAAATGCGTATAAAGAAATCATTGAACTTTTAGAACATAACTGTGGGTTAGAGGCGGCATGAAACAATATTTAAACATATCCCGAATTGGGAATAGTATACTTGTTAGGGAGTTTGACTCTGAAACAGGCGTAGAGGAATACAGGGTAAAATATAATCCTACTTTGTTTATTCCTTCAAACAACGAGGACAATTATAAAGGCTTGCATGGTGAGTCACTTGCCATGATGCAACCTGGCACAATGTCTGAATGTAGGGATTTTATTGAACAGTATAAAGGTGTAGAAGGTTTTGATATCTACGGCAATACAAATTATGTTGTCCAGTATATTTCAGACAACTACAAGAACATGGACTATGACTTAACTAAGATCCGTGTTGCCAACATTGATATAGAAGTATTCTCAGCAGATGGTTTTCCTAAGCCTGAGGATGCTGCAAAGTCTATCACTGCAATATGTGTCTATGATAATATTGCAGACAAGTATTATGTATGGGGCCTTGGTGATTGGACACCAGAGAAATCAGAACTTGACTTCATAGATGATGTTACGATAATTTATACAGCCTGTGCCAGTGAACGAGATTTGTTAGTATCATTCTTGCAACGTTGGCAGGAATGTTCTTTTCACGTTATGACAGGTTGGAACATTGAAGGATTTGATATCCCATACCTTGTTAATAGAATTGAAAAGGTTCTTGGTACTAAGGCAATGAAACGTTTATCTCCTTGGGGTATTGTGAAGGAAAGAACTGTTCGTGGCATGTATGGTCAGGAATTTCAAACATACGAGATTGTAGGTATATCAGCACTTGATTACTTGAACCTTTATAAGAAGTACACATATAAAGCACAAGACTCTTATACATTGGGACATATTGGTTATGTTGAATTAGGTGATACAAAACTTTCGTATGAAGAAGAAGGTTCGCTTCACCAAATGTACGTTACAAATTTCCAGAAGTATATCGACTATAATATCAAGGACGTTCATCTTGTAAAACGCCTTGATATGAAGATGAAGCTTTTAGACTTGGTATTCACTGTAGCCTATTACGCCAAGATCAATTACAACGATACTTTTTCACCAGTAAAGACATGGGATACAATCATCTATGATTACTTGAAGGAAAGAGATATCATTGTACCACCATCTCGCCACCACAAAAAGGATAGAGCATTTGAAGGTGCGTATGTTAAGGATCCTATTGTAGGTTTTCATGATTGGATTATGTCATTCGATTTGAACAGTCTATATCCTCACTTGATCATGCAATATAACCTTGGACCTGAAACAATTTTAGATGGTGACCTTCCAGGGATATCTGATAACATTACAATAGATGGTTTGATTAAAAAGGAATATGATTTATCAGAATTGAAAACTCATAATGTCTCAATGTCAGCTAACCGACAGTTCTTTAGGAATGATGAAAAGTCTTTCCTATCAGTTATGATGGAAACATTATATATAGAACGTAAAGCCAACAAGAAGAAGATGCTTGCGTATGAACAAGAGCTTGTGGATAGTGATGACCCAATTAGGAAAGCAGAGCTTACAAACTTAATTGCGAAGTTCAACAATTTACAAATGGCTCAGAAGATTTTACTTAACTCGGCTTATGGTGCTATTGGTAATCCGTACTTTAGGTTCTTTGACTTGCGTATAGCAGAAGCTGTTACCTTGTCAGGACAGTTATCAATCCGTTGGATAGCAGACGCATTGAATGAATATCTAAATGAACTTTTGAAAACTGAAGGCACAGACTATGTGGTTGCGATTGATACTGATTCAAACTACATAACCTTCGGCGGTCTAGTTGATAAAGTATTTAAGGATAAGTCTGATAAAGCCAAAATTGTAGACTTCCTTGATACTGTAGCCAAAGAGAAAATACAACCTTTCATTCAGGGTAAGTATGAAGAGCTCGCTGAATATGTAAACGGATACGAGAATAAAATGTTCATGGGTCGTGAAGTAATTGCAGAGCGCGCCGTGTGGACTAAAAAGAAACGTTACATGTTAAAGATATGGGATAGTGAAGGTGTAAGGTTCCCTAAAGCAAAATTAAAATTCATGGGCCTTGAAGCTAAGAAATCCTCAACTCCTGAAATATGTAGGAAGAAGTTGGCCGAAGCTTATGACATTATCCTAATGGAAGATGAAGAAAAGCTCCAAGCGTTTGTGGCTGAATTTAAGTCTGAGTGGAATCAACTTTCACCTGATCAAATTGCACGACCAAGTTCTGCTAACAACTTACCTAAATACTTTGATCGTAAAACTGTATATAGGAAAGGAACGCCCAATCATATTAAAGGTGTTTTGAATTACAACCACAAGGTCAAAGAGAAAGGATTAGATAAATCAGGTACGCCATTGATTCAACCTGGTGAAAAGGTAAAGGTGATACAACTGAAAACTCCTAATACGTTAGGCGATACAGTGATCTCATTCCCTAACTATTTGCCGAAGGAATTAGACTTGGAGAAGTTTGTCAATTATGATTTGATGTTTGAAAAAGGATTCCTTGGGCCGCTTGAAGGTGTGCTAAATGCTGTGGATTGGGATTGGGAAAAGAAGGCCACATTAGCCGCGTTCTTTTAATGGGTATTAGCCTTTATATGGTCATAAAAACATTCTATGCAGATAATCCTTGCAATAGGCTCCCAGTTTGCTATAATTACGGTATACAATGAAAAAAGTGAATGAGGATTATATTATGTCAGATTTAATTAAATACATTGCAGCAGAAAACCAACATGCCAAGGATCGCATGGCGAATGAGCCAGGCACCTATATTGGCTTGCTGTCTGAAGATGCAGCATGGTGGGCTGATTATAAGGTCTACACTGTTGACCAATTTAAACGTTGGGAGATTGAAGTGGTTATGTCTGATCTGGCTAAGGAAGCTTACGGTACTCGTAGAGCTTGTCCTGATACCAGCAACATGTCGTTCGACGAACTGAAGGCTGAGTACGATCGCATGTGTGAAATTGCTAATGATAATTACGAAGCAGAAATGGCCGAGCAGGCCCTTGCTGTAAAAGCTTTTGAAAAACAGATCAAGTCAACTATTGAGTTAGGTGCAAGCGATCGTGAAACTGCTGTCCGTTGGTTGCAAGACAATGACGAGTTCATGGGTTCAGGTGACGGCTATTTTGAATTTTGTAACAATTTACCTTATGGCTATTTGGCAAAGGCAGCATAATGACTGGGAAACGAAATTTTTATCAAGAAGGTTTTGATACAGGTGTTACATGGGAAGAAAATTATCGCCCAGGTGGACCTTATCGTTGTACTGATGTGCGCTGGCCTGGATCAGTGGCAAGAGATAAAGCAGATTCCGAAGCGTGGTTTCGTGGATTTGATGATGGACTTGAACGTAAAAAGAATTTAGAGGTTTAGTATGCACATTTGCCCAGTAGAGATTGGTTTGTTTTTGATGGTGATAGAGCAATCTCAATTTATTTTATATAATGTATTATCTTGGATGAGACTATGAAAACACCTGAATGGTTAAAAGAAGTAGACACCTATATGACTACGTTTAAAGGTCATTACTTTCACCCACAACATGTGGCAGAGTTAGATGTTGATATTGAGGACATTGCTCATGCACTTGCAGGTACGAATAGATACTGCGGCCACTTAAATGATTTTTATTCAGTGGCGCAACATTCGGTAATCGTTGCAAACCTTGTTAATTTTTATGGAGCACATACTCACGAAATTTTTGGTAATGAATTAAAAGAACTTACATTGGCGGCATTGTTACATGATGCAACCGAGGCATATATGCCAGACATGCCAAGCCCTGTTAAAGCTTTGCTGCCTGACTTCAAAGAGTTAGAGCATAAAGTATCACAACATATTTTTGACCATTTTGATTTAACCTATCCTTATCATAAGTTGATAAAGACAGTTGACACAAATCTCCGAGGTTCAGAGGTTGCTTGTATGTCAAATTGGGCTGACAAAACAAACGTTGAGGATCTTTACAAAATGGAGATTCATCCTGCAAATCCTAAATTAGCCGAAGAACAATTTTTAAACTTCTATTATAAACTGACTGAAGGTAGGGATCAATTATGAAAGAATTTTTAGAGTTTGTTTTATTATATTTCACAGTCGGTACAGCATCTGTTATGACTCTTGTTATTGGGTATAACATTTTCAAAATGGTAGAATTGGCTATGAAGCGTATGAATGGAACCGTCAAGGCTCATGCATATATATTGATACAACATTCTAACAAAACAGATTTGTTTGCTGCGATCATTGTTTTCATGATGGCCGCTGCAGGTACACTCGCACTACTACAATAAGGTGATAATATGAGAGGAAAGAAAGCAAGATTCTTAAGACAGTTGGCAAAGGCAAGCATGGATTCAGATGCTCCGTGGGCAGTATATCAGCAAGTCCCAGTGAAGCAAAAGATGCGCCTTGAGACGACTCCACTATCAACTATCACTGAAGATCAGCGTACAGCTTTTAAGATTGACGATGCATTTATTGAAACGTTGAAGGATAATCAGCCAGAAGTTGAAGATCCTATGGTGACAGTACCTGTCCCTTATATGGTTTATACGACTATGCTTACTAAGGATTGTGTCAAGTTCTTATATAAGCGTATTAAAAGAGCAGTGAAATTAAATACAAAGAAAGGACTTCCTGTCCCTTCAATGGCATAAATAGTGAGGTAGGAAATGGGAGAAGATGATAACCCAGTATTTACAAAGATGTGTTACACAACAGGCGTAGCAGACTTTTTCAAAAAAACTGATAAGTCAAATAGAGCACCTGGTTGGATGAACACTCAAGAACGTTCTGAGTGGCAACGAGGCTGGCACTATGGAAGGAATCAGGCTGCCTAAATGTGTACATTGTGTGATAAGTTTTCACGTAGAAATTACGATAACAAATATTTTGGTTGGAGTCGTATGAGATGGTTAAGTTTTTACGGTGAGAGATGGTACTATAAACATTTCTTAGGAAACAAATTAAAATTTCATCCTGGATATCCTCGCAGTGAAGAGGATGATTCAAAGAGAAGTAAACGTGGTGGCTGGATGCGTAAAGGCAATGGCGTATTTGGCTGGATGAATAAAGATTAACAATGCCCCGTTGGTCTAACTGGATAAGGCAAGATCCTTCTAAGGTCTACAATGCAGGTTCGAATCCTGTGCGGGGTGCCAATTTTATATAGGTGATTATGATGAAAGTAATATTTTTAGATATGGATGGAGTTTTAAACTCAATTAAATATTACAACGTGAGACGTATGGAGCGCGAGAAAGGTTCATTCGTCGATAAATATGGTAATGAGAATTTACCAAGACATGCAATGGAGATAGATCCTGAGGCATTGTTATTGTTGAAGGAGTTTGTAGAAGCAAATGATATAACACTTGTCATTTCTTCAACATGGAGAAAGTTGTTTTCAGTTGCCGAGATGAAAGATCTTTTTGCGTTACGCGGCTGGGATAATGCTCCAATCATTGGTAAGACTGAGAGTTATAATTCAAGCTACTGTCGAGGTCATGAGATAAACGGTTGGTTGTCAGAGAACCCAGATGTTGAGAAGTTTGCCATAATTGACGATGATTCTGATATGACTGAAGATCAAAAGATAAATAACTTTGTTCATACTCGACACGCTACTGGTCTTGAACAAGAGCATATTGAAGAATTGAAAAACATTTTGTTATAAATATACAACACTGAGAGATAGACTCTCAGCTAGTCAAACATTAAGGGGATTCCTTATGACACATAAAGATAAAATCTACGATATTGGAGTTGTTATAGGCAGGTTTCAGCCTGTTCATAATTCTCACATTAAAATATTCTTAATGGCTTTAGAACAAAGCCACAAACTAAAAATCATAATTGGTTCTGCAAATGAACCAAGAACAATTAAAAACCCATTCACGTTTAAAGAACGTGCAGAGATGATCATGTATTCTTTATATGATGCAGGTGTGGATGATGTTGCTAATAGAGTTTCAATTGTTCCTATTGAAAATTCCGCATACAATAACCAAGAGTGGGCATCCAACGTTCATGACATTGTAGATAATTTTGCTGGTAAAAAAGATGCCCGTATTGGTTTGTTCGGCCACATGAAAGACGCATCGTCATTTTACTTAGACATGTTTCCTAAATGGAACTTTGAAGAAGTGGGAAATATTGACGGGCTGCACTCTACTTCAATAAGAGATTTCCTATTCAATAAGTTTTGTGATAGAGTTTTTCAATCACACAACGTTCCAGGTGCTGTTAAAGAATTCCTTGGTTTGTTTATCAAGACACCAGCGTTTGATATTCTTGTAGATGAATATAGGTTTATTCGTGAATATAAAATGGGCTGGGAGACAGCACCATATACACCTACGTTCGTTACAGCAGATGCTCTTGTGATACAGAGTGGACATGTGTTATTGGTTACACGTAGAGCATCACCTGGAAAAGGATTGTGGGCAATGCCTGGTGGGTTTGTAAATCCTAAAGAATATATTGAGGTTGCTATGTTGCGTGAACTTAAAGAGGAAACAAAACTTAAAGTTCCTGCGCCAGTGCTTCGAGGTAATATTGTAGATACAAGAGTGTTTGATAAACCAGACCGTTCATTACGCGGAAGAACAATTACTCATGTATATAAAATTGATTTAGGAACTGGTGAATTACCGAAGGTGAAAGGCGGAGACGACGCAGTGAAAGCAATGTGGGTTCCGTTGCAAGAAGTATTGAAGTCAAAGCACAGGTTCTTTGAAGATCACCATGACATTATTAAATCAATGATGTAGGAGGTGTGATATGCAAACTAAAGAAACACTTCAAAAACTGGTAGACGATTGTTCATATTTAGATTGGGATATCCAATTACGTTATGACACCCGTTTAGCTTTAGGTGAGGACGGTGATGAAGATCGGCCTTATATTCAAATCATTTTTCAAGGTATAGATGCTGTAACAGGTGAAATGGAAGAACAGCGTTGTAGGAAATGGATGCTGAGTTACCACATGGTCGACGGTGAAGTTGTGTCGACGGTATATGCTGCAATTGAAAGAGCAGTGATACATGAAACAAGAGAGTTTTTCCTTTACCAAGGATTAAGAATTTACAACCCGCATGGATCATTGGCCGCATTAGTTGAAATTGCCGCCAAGGGACTTGTGGACAAACGAGAAGAAGTGTGATAGACACGCTTCAATATAAACTACTATAGGGGATTCCTATTATGAACATACAAGAAATATTTAAACCAAACTCAAAAGATATACAATACACACAAGAAGACCAACTACGAATTAGTTTGATTTGTAGAATGGACAGTTATAAATTTAGTCACCCTTTTGCATATCCTGATGGGATTAAAGGTATGACTTCATACGGCGAAGCCAGGGTAGATATAACAGAAACTATTGTGCCGTTTGGTATGCAGATGCTGACAAAGAGATACCTTACACAAACAATCACAATGGCAGATGTAGATGCCGCAGAGGCATTTAGTGAAGCCCACTTTGGACGCAAGTTGTTTGCCCGTAAAGCGTGGGAGAAAGTTGTAAATGTTTATGACGGAAAGCTTCCACTGATCATACGCTCTGTGCCAGAAGGTACAGTTATGAAAGGTAGACAACCAATTTATTCCGTTACTGTACTTGATAAAGATTTGTATTGGATGAGCGCAGGCTTTGAAACAATGATACAGCGAGCAGTTTGGTATCCTACAACAATTGCAACAATGGACTACAGTATCAAAGGTGAGATTGAAAAGTTTTATGATCTCACTGGCGCGGATAAAGGCTTGTTGCCTTTTGCGTTACATGACTTCGGCGGCCGTGGTGTAACAAGCGGAGAGACTGCTGAAATAGGTGGCTCTGCTCACCTTGTAAACTTCATGGGATCGGATACAGTTGAAGGAATACTTGCGGCAAACTTTTACTATAAAGAAGTAATGGCAGGCTTTAGTGTTTACGCAACAGAGCATAGTATTCAATGTTCGTTTGGTGGTGGCTCAGATGATGCGGTGAGATATCTCCGCAAGCAATTGAGTAACGCTGTGGAAGGTTCCATTATCAGTATTGTAATTGACGGCTACGACGTTTACCGAGAGGCGAAGTTGCTTTGTACTGTATTGAAACAAGAGATACTTGATACAAAAGCAAAGGTTGTATTCAGACCAGACAGTGGTGATATGATGGAAGTTGTACCACGTCTACTTGAGATGCAAGCAGAAGCGTTTGGCACTACTGAAACTGAAGAAGGTTATAAGCAGATCAATACAGTAGGTGTGATACAGGGTGATGGAGTATGCCACAATACAATTGTAGAGCTTTTGAGTCTTGTTACTAAATTGGGCTATGCTGCAGACACTGTAATATTCGGTTCAGGTGGTGCGCTACTGCAAAAGCTTGATCGAGACACATTGAAGTTTGCACAAAAGGCATGTGCAATTTTAACAGACGATGGTTGGGTTGGGATTGCAAAGGACCCAGTAACTGACCACGGAAAGAAATCTAAAGAAGGTGTATTAACACTTGCTAGAGATATGGCGACAGGAGGCATGTTTACAGCCAGACTAGATCTTTCACCACTTAGCGATCAAACTGAAGATGTTATGAAGTTGGTCTACTATAAGGGTGATTTATACAACGAAACCACACTTGCTGAGGTAAGAGAAAATATCTCAAAATAATTTATAGAATCGCTTGACATTACATGCTCAAGGATGATATAATATACAACTGTGGAAATTTAATCAATAACTAAGGAAAGATGGAAATGAGAAATTTATTAATTGGTGGGCTTTTATTAATTGTTGCTGGATTGGCTAATGCTGAAGACTATATCCCAGTGATGGATCACATTACGCACACAGAACGTCTGTTGGATGAGACTACTATTGGGGAAGATTTGCAAGTATCACCTAATGTTAAGGTTGAAGAGCTTGTCAAGCAAGCAAGACAACTTTTAGCAAAAGCAAAAGTAGCCTACCATAATGGTAGACATTATCGCGCAAGAAGATATGCCCTTGGAGCAACAAGGATTATTTACGAAGCTGATAGAATTTTTTACAAAATACAATAAGGAATAATCATGGCCGAAGTAGAAAATAAACCAAAGAAAGAAGTTCTAGATGTAACTCAAGCAGGTACAGATTCTGTTGAAGATAAGCCAGTAGGTAAAACACTTCATACAGTAAATGACTTTGTCCTAATTGAATATGTTGACCGTGAGGTTAAGATTGGTAACATTGTTATTGATCAGAATAAAAGCGGTAAGGATTTGAATATGCCAATCACAAGCAGAGTTCTCGCTTTAAATGCAAGCGATACTAATGGACTTGAAGTTGGAGATGAAATTTTGTTTTATCGCCACGCCTGTGAAGAGATCAATATTCAAGGTAAAAAAGCTCTTATCATTATGAGCAAAGCTATAATGGGAGTTTATAAATAGCTAAATAGTTTATTGGGGCTGCCCTGGTTTCGACTGAGTGGTAGACGATAAATGTAGCACGCCGAGGATGATACACCTCGTAAAATAGAATCAAAAACGTTAATTGCAAACGATAGCAACTACGAACAAGCTATAGCAGCTTGATCCTTCCCGTGACAATGATGCCTTAATGGTTGTCACAATGGGGAGTCACTTAAATTAGGCAAAACTGTATACATACCCGAGGTATACTTTTATTTAGGGTGTAGGGAGTTATGGGTTTGTTCATTTAGACATACCACTGCCGAAATTTAAAAATGAAAAAGCGTGTAGAAGCATTTGTTGGAAAGACTTAGGACGCGGGTTCGATTCCCGCCAGCTCCACCAAATTGAAGGTAGACAATGCCAGATACAAAAGATTACATAGAGTTTAGAGTTGACATTGAAACTTGTTACGGCCCTGGACATGCTAGGGCCTTAGCAAAAAACTTAGATGCAATGAAAGCTTTTTTAGAAACTTTTAAAGAAGTATGTGATAAAACGTATCCTGTCTATGCAATAACAAAAGTTGAGATTTTTCCAAATAAACCTGAGGAGTAAATAAAATGGCAAGCGCAAGAGTAGGTGCAACAAAGCATCGTTCAAAGAAGTCACTATGGGGTAAGATCACATTTCTTACAAACAAAGCCCTAACTTCAACTACGTTCCGTAGACGTGAAAAAAACAAAGTTCTAAAACTAGCAACAATCAGAGGCATCCCTCATGATCAAGTTTCCTTTGCTGATTAAAATTGGAAAGTTCTTTTCACGAACATGTCCTATCTGGATAATTATTTGTATATTTGTTCTTGCAACATTATACACAAATCCTATCAAGGCAGAACCCACTGAAGAACAAAAAGTTCAGATGTTTAAAACTTGTTATGGGTTAGGAATGATAGCTTTTGATTCTGTTATCAATGCAAGGCTTAACGTTTGGCCTGAAAATGCCATTGCAATATTAGATGGTATGGATGAAGATGATAGGAAAGTTTACATAAGAGTTATTCTTGGTGCTTATATGTGGGATGATGATCCTCATAGTTATGGGATATTAACATACAATGATTGTTTACTAAACGGGATATAAATTATGTGGCCTCAAATTTTAATGATAGTAATTATGACACTTGGATTTTCTTTTTATTTTACAAAGGTTGTTCTACCACAACAAACCGATGATCAAGTTGGTCTATTTATCATAGGGTTAGTAATTTTTGGGTTGTTTAATGTACTATTAGCCTTTGGTGGTTTTTGGTCTTCGCTAGGGTGGTCTATGTAGTGAAGGTTATTGTTGCTGGCGGTCGTCATATAAAAGATTATAATTTGGTTCAAGCTGCAATACGAATGTCTGGTTTTAATATTACAGAGCTTGTCAGTGGCGGTGCCCGTGGCGTAGATCAACTTGGCGAGATATATGCAGATAGATTTAATATACCAATAAAACCATTTCCTGCATTATGGAAAAAGTTTGGTAGATCCGCAGGACATATTAGAAATGCAGAGATGGGTGATTACGCCGACGGACTTGTTGCCATTTGGGATGGTATCAGCACAGGAACACACGGTATGATCAAGTATGCAACGAAGCAAGGCTTACTTGTTTATACACATTATGAGATAGGGGAAGAACAATGAAGATTCGGATTTTAAGTGATATACATACAGAGTTTGACAACCCTTCAGGTAGTTTTGTAATTCCTGTTCATGAGGACGACTCAGATACTGTACTTGTTCTTGCTGGTGATGTTGGCCTTGGTAAAACAAGAGCTACATTAGATGGTGTCTTTGAACAGGCACAACGTTTCAGAGAAGTTGTGATGGTGATGGGAAACCACGAATACTATGGCTCATCTATCAAGAATGGTAGAGTTAAAGTTGAAGATGCTATGTATCAGTATGATAACATCAGGCTTCTTGAAAATGACTTCTTGCTAGTTGAAGATACTGTTTTCATTGGTGCTACATTATGGACAAGCTTCTGTAACCGTAGCAGAAGTGATATGGCCGATGCAAAACAATTTATGAATGATTATCGAATCATCCGTCATGGACCTGATTCAGAACCTTGGCTGAGGAAACTTGACCCTGAAGATACTGCAATCATGCACGACAAGAGTGTCAAGTATATTTTCGATGCCATTAAATTTCACAAGAGCCAGGGATATAAGGTTTGTGTGGTAACTCACATGGGCCCAAGTTATATGTCTGTTTCACCTAAGTTCCGTGCTTCGGGACTAAATAGTTCATATGTTACTGATCTTGAAGATGAGATTACAGCCAGTGCCCCAGAACTTTGGATACACGGCCATACTCATGAATCTTTCGATTATAACATAGGAGACACGCGAGTAATAGTGAACCCGCGTGGATATTTCGGTCATGAAATCAACAGGCATTTTGATCCTAATTTGTCTGTTACAATATAAAAGTCATAAAATACCAAAATCCAAAAGGGAGGAGTAAACATGGCTAAGAGTAAACACGATCCGTTTGTAACGGGTCTAATCAAATCTGTAGATAATAAATATGCGTCCGTAGTGTCAGATGGCATTGTGGGAGACGAATCAGGAACAATTGATTCAGGATCTTACTTGCTAAATGCACAACTGTCTGGTTCTATCTACGGTGGTTTTTCATCAAACAAAGTAACAGCTATTGCAGGCGAGTCTGGTGTAGGTAAAACATTCTTTGCAATTGAAGAGATTATAAGTTTTCAGAAAAAGCACGAGACAGGTATTTCATTATACTTTGAATCTGAAAGCGCCGTAACTAAGAAGATGATGGAAGAACGCGGCATTGATGTTAAACGTGTTATCATGCTACCTGTAGAAACTGTACAACAATTTAGAAATCAGTTAATGAATATCCTTAATAACTACGAGGCAGATTCAAATCCTGAGAAACCAAAATTGCTTGTCGTACTTGATTCACTTGGCAACTTATCAACCACAAAAGAAATAACAGACATTACCGATGGTAAGGAAACTCGTGATATGACAAGAGCGCAACTTGTCAGAGGAACTTTCCGCGCACTTACATTGAAGATGGGTTTGTTGAATGTTCCAATGTGTTTGACTAATCACACCTATGAGACAATGGGTTTATTTGCTCAGAAGAAAATGGGTGGCGGTGGTGGTGTTGTTTATGCTGCTAGTTCAATCATATTCCTATCAAAAGCACAGGACAAAGAAGGAACAGATGTTGTAGGTGCAATACTTACTTCAACATTGCAGAAGGGTCGCCTTACAAAAGAGAAGACTAAAATCAAAATCCGTTTGAACTTTCAAACAGGACTTGATAGATACTATGGTCTTGTAGAGTTTGGTGAAAAGGCTGGTTGTTGGAAGAAGCTTGCTACACAATATCAGATGCCTGATGGAACTAAACGTTATGAGAAATTCATGTATAAAAATCCTGAGATGTTTTTCACTGAAGAAAATCTTAAGAAGATAGATGAATTCTGTAACGGTTATTTCATGTATGGTAGTAGTGTTGAGGTAGACGACGAGGAGATTGAAGATGTCGCATCTGCCTAAGTATGAGTTTGTAGAAATCCCTGGTGACGAAAGTCACTGGGGTATTTCCATTGACAATGAAATTGTTATCCAGGTAAAGCAACTTTCATTTGAAGAGAAAAAAGATTCCTGTATTATGCATTTCAATTATGTTATAATAAGCGGTGAGATTAACCATGACAAGTATCCTAAAATAGAACAATTTAAACATACCATAGGTGATATACTTGTTAAAATAATGGCCGAAGAACAACTAATGGATAATACTTCTAAAAAGGATCATAATGATTCAAGCTGATATTGTAGATATTATATTAAGAAATTTAATATATGATGAAGGTTATATAAGACACGTTATACCTTTTTTGAAGAGTGAATACTTTGAAGACGCTGGCCGTAGAGTGATCTACGAATCAATTGTAAAGTATTTAGATAAGTATAACACCAGACCAACAAAAGAAGCTTTGATCATTGAGATAGAACATGATACTCAAGTTAGTCAGGATGTGTTAGATCGTATCATCATATTATTAAACGATTACCACCAAGACAGCCAAGAGAAGGTTGATCGTGAATGGTTGGTTGATAATACTGAAGAGTTCTGCAAGAAGCGTTCGCTTCATCTAGCAGTTGCAGAAACAATTACAATAATGGGTGGTGAGTCTGATAAGGATGAGGGAGCAATTCCTGACTTGTTATCTGATGCATTATCTATATCCTTCGACACTCACATTGGACATGATTATATTGAAGACGTAGGTGAGCGTTGGGATTTTTATAATAAGAAAGAAAATAGGATCCCATTTGATCTTGAGTACATGAACAAGATCACAAAAGGTGGTGTGCCTAATAAAACATTAAATATTTTAATGGGTGGCCCAGGTACATTTAAGTCTGGCGCATTGTGTCATTTCTCAGCCCATCATATGATGCAAGGTAAAAACGTTTTATACATTACATTAGAAATGGCCGAAGAGAGAATAGCAGAACGTATTGATGCTAACCTACTTGATGTTAGTCTTAACGTGTTAGAGGATTTACCTAAACCACAATACGAAAAGCGCGTGGAAGCAATCAGAAATACCACAACAGGTAAATTGATCATAAAGGAATACCCAACGTCATCTGCACATGTTGGACACTTTAGGTATTTGCTGAAAGAATTGAAAATGAAGAAGAGGTTCTCACCAGATGTAATCATGGTGGACTACCTTAATATTTGTGCATCGTCAAGGGTCAAAGCTGGTGGGGCAACAAATAGTTACACCCTAGTCAAGTCAATAGCTGAAGAAGTTCGTGGCTTGGCGCAGGAATATAATGTGCCAATTTGGTCTGCTACTCAGATCAACAGAGAAGGTTATGGCTCAACCGATGTAGATTTGGGTAATGTGGCAGAATCATTTGGTCTACCTGCAACGGCTGATTTATTCCTAGCCATTATCCAGACTGACGAAATGGCTGAGATGAACCAGCTTATGTTCAAGCAACTCAAGAATAGATACAACGATGTGAACTATTATAAGAAGTTTATTGTTGGTTGTGACAAATCGAAGATGAGGTTGTATGATTTAGAGGACTCTGCTCAAGATGGATTAGTGGGAAGTGGCAATAAAGGCCCTAACGAACCTGAAAAGAGTAAAGGGTTTGCCACTCTCAAAATATAAATATATGATAGACTATACAAGAACAAGGATAAGATCCATGAAAAGTTTTAAAATGTTCCTCAAGGAAGGGGGTAATTCAGTCAAGAATGTGACTAGAATTAACCAAGAGAATGTAGCCCAAACCCTAAAAGATATAGATAAGGTTCTTGCCAAGAAATTAAAGCTAGGTAAGGAATCAATGATGCCAATTGGAAGCACTGGCAAAAAAGCTCCAGGAGAGTCGTCAGGTGATATAGACATCGCCTTGGATTTGAATGTCCTTGTCAAGAAGCATAAATTGAAATCAATAGATGATATCTATGCCACAATGAATAAAATTTTATCACCTCTATTCCCTGAGGTGCATATTAATAAAGGCCTCGCTGTTATGGCGGTGGCCTTTCCTATTGCTAATGTTGACGGCAAGCAGAAGGGAGAGAATGTACAGCTAGATTTAATGTTTGTTGAAGACATGGATTTTGCTAAGTTTGCATATTGGTCTCCACTACATTACGAATCAAAATATAAAAGCGCATATAGAAATATTCTTATGAACGCTATCGCAGCATTTGTAGACGAGAAAGTCCTTGAGCGTGGAGACTTTGAAGGTGAAGATGTTCCTGTCAAGTGGTCAAAATATGTATTTGATATCCGCACAGGATTCAAGAAAATCATCAAATCACGAATTGGTAAGAAAGGAATATTGAAGAACTCCAAGACCATTGATGTTGAATTAATGGCAAAGGGTAAAGACCCAGACTTTATTGCAAAGACTTTACTTGGCAAAGACTTTGACAAGAGCTCGGCCATGTCGTTTGAAACTGTTTACAGCGCCGTAATGAGTGGCAAGTTCCTACACAAGAAATCCAGGAAGAAGATATTAACTAAGGCGGCTAAGGATTTAATTAACGTTGGCTTTATCCCACCAAAGGAAATTCAGAAGTATGCATAACTTCACAAACTATTTGAAGGAAGCTAACTCTGAAGGCTTAATGGCTGCAAAGCATCTTGGCGATGGTGTGGTTTTCAAAGACGCCAAAGATGAAGTATTTACACTTGCGTCTACTGACTTTTATCAAGACATTCAAGTTGCAATAGATAAATTTACTGACTTGGGTTATGGTATTGAGGAAGTTGGTAAGCCTGGTAAGAGTGGTACTGTCCTTGAATTGAAAGGTAAGAAACAAAACGTTTTCTTAATTCGTTATGGAAGTAAAGTAAAAGGCATCATGCCATCTTCAGTAGGTTTACAATATGCAAACTCATCTGAGAAGTTTGAATTAAAACCACAAACTTTAGGAATTAAAGAAACATGGTACAAAAAAGCTGAATACGTTAAGGCCATTAACTCTGGTATTAATGCTAGAACTGATCTTACAGAATCATTAAAAGAATATTTGTTATTGCTTGTTGAATATCATGCAAAAGGCGCCCCTAAAAAGTTGAAGGATATGTTCAAAGAGTTCAACTATGATAACTTCCCAATGAATGAAATTAAGAAAAACTTTGGTGAACTGATAGGCCCATTAGCTATCACAGGACTTGGACTGTTTTCAAAATTAAAATTAAGTAACAACTCAGAGATCTTTTTCCCGCTACGAGGCAATGAGCCATTGATGGACTTTGCAATGCGTAACAAGAAGAAGGAATACACTTTCTCTGCTAAGTCAGGTAAATCAACTACAAATACAGTTAAGCCTGTTGACATTGTTCGTTTGATTAATGAAAACCCAAGGCTTAAAAAGAAATGGAATGGTGAACCTGAGTTTGAAGTTATGAAGATCCTCAATGATAATAGTATTGTGAAGGGTCCTGTTATAGCTGCAAACTATATGAGAATAAAAGGCGTAAGCAAAAAGATGGTAGATCATTGGCTTGCTAACAATGAAAAGTCTTGGAAGTATGACAAAGATATTTACGATAGGTTTGCTGACGACAACAAACTTAAGAAGGGTAAAAAGAATCCTAAGTGGGGCGAAGTTGCATATGCATTGGAAGTATTATTAACTGGTCTTTCAAAAGGTAAAAAGCCAAAATTAGATTACTCTGACTTGTTCATAGATGCAACAGGCGGAAATGTTTATTATATTAACTTATTAAAAATGGCCGATGGTGTACCACAATTCAAAACTTATGAAGGTAAGAAACCATCCGCTATACTAAGAACAAAGAACGGCAAGACCCGTTTGAAAGATAAAATAGGAGTTCAATTACTATCATGAAATCATATAAACAATTTATAGGTGAGGCAAAGATCTCAAATAAACTAGCGAAGAAAGGCGGCCGCGCCATTGATGATCTTATTAAAGATAATAAGAAAATGGGTTATGGTAAAATTGACGAACCACAATACGCAGAGCTTCGTGATTTACTATACAAAGGTGATGAAAGCAAGCTTACTAAATTCATTGCTAAAATGGATACAACTCCTAGAGAAATTGCAATGGAGACTTTATGGGATGCTGATAATAAATTCAAAGGAATGTTTGATCAAACCTATAATGAAGAGTTTGTATTAGAAGCTGTAGACATGAACAAACTTAGAGAGGTTCAACAAGAACTTATTTCTAAATACGGAAAAGCTGTTTCAATGGTTGGCAAAGCTAAAGGTAAAAACACACAAGGCGATGTTATGATGGATCAAACCTATGCCACCCAAACTGTATTTAAGGTAGGTAAAGTATTCCTCGCAGCGTACAAGCCAACGGCCACAAATAAATTTTATTATTCAGCATTTAAAAATGTTAATGATCTTAAGGTGGGTAAAGAAGCTGAGTTTGCAGGACAGTCTACAGGTCATAAAGATTTTAAAGTTATTTTAAAGTGGCTTGACAAGAATGCGAAAGTGGCTTAATAAAACAGATGAAAAGTTTTATTCAGTACATTACAGAACTGGCTCATGTAAGTGACCTTTTAAATAAGAAAGGTAATGAGTTTTTAAATAAAGTTCTAAATAAAAATGTTGTCGTCAATTTGAAAATTGATCAGGCAGCATTCGTATTGAGTAAGCAGGGTGGTGAAATATCCTACCTTGGCCGTGAAGGCGGTAAGAAGATTGATTTAATAAAGCGTTTGGGTATGGATGTTTTTGAAAAGCCTATCAGCCACATTGAGGGGCTCGGCGTCAAGGCACTTACAAAGTTGCCAGACAATATTGAAGTGTACATGGAATTTTTCAATGCAAAGTTTCCTACACTGATTCAATATAAAAGACATCCAAAAAATGATCTTATCATTTCGTATATCAAAAAAGCTGGGAAGACGGTTAAACCGAATGACCCACTAAACAAAAAAGTCGCCGATATACTTAAGGTCAGCCCACCCCCAGTATTGTTTGATGGTAAGCTATCAGCAAAGCAACAGAAAAAGCTTATTGAATTTTCAGATACTCCTGAAGATCAGAGGCTTAAAAAGTATGGCTACGAAAAGTTTGTTAGCTTTATACTTTCAATGTTCGTGCTACCAGATGAGGTGAAGTACCTAGAGACTGATCAATTTGAGGGGCTTGTGTTCTTCTTCGGTGGTAAGGATCAAGTCATGGCTAAAGTGGTTGACCCAGGATTCACTCAAGGTATCAAAGATAAGCAGGCCAAAATGGCTACAGATACCTACCAAAATACTGTAAATGAATCTATACATAAATACTTTGATAAGGCAGTGAAGAAGGCCATAGCCAAAAAGCCTAAAAATTATGTTGATTTTATAGTGAAATTGACCGCAGAGTATGTTAAGCTATCAAGTAAGAGCTTCAAGAAGTTTGATAAAGATGCCATTGATAAAACACGTTTTTCAAGGATAAGTTTTACCTTGCTTCCTAAGCAGGTTACTGCTATAGTTAAAAGGAACTGGTGGGCTGAAGATGTATTCAGAGCCCTGTTGTTTTTGTTTCAAGCTGATAAGAAGCGAGCAAATCCTAATACAGGTTTGACGAAAGTTAATAAAGAAAAGGTAAATGCAGTTATAGCCAATCTTAGGAAGATTGGGATTGCTAACAATTAAGGAAATAATATGAAAACATTTAAGGAAGCTATATCAGATAAAAAAGTTCAAGACTTTTTATCAGGTGTTTACAGCAAGGAAGGCACAAGCCCATTAATTGTTGCTATTGACGACGGCGATAAAAAGAAAATGACTAAAATCCTAAGTAAGTATTCAAAGGATAAGAAGCTCGTCGCGGCTGCTGTTAAGGTTATGTTTGGTGAAAACTTTACAGAAGAGTTGATGGAAGGTACTTCTGAAATACAAGAGTTAGAATTATTCATTCAAAATAATGAATTGGTTTATACAAAGAAGCTAGTTCCCCTTGTTAAGCAAATCTCCAAAAATACAAAAGCAGGGAAGTATGATCAGAAGAAAGCATTGAAGGCAATGACTGCGGTTGTGTTATTTGGTGTAAAACATTTTGCTAGAGAGTTTGCCAGAGAAGATGAAAAAGATCGAATCTTCAGTAAAGCAGATGTCAAGAGTGTTGCTTTGTCACTTGTGAAAGAATTTGAAGATGAAATAAGAGTGGGGAACTGGTAAAATGAAATCTTTTATTGAAGTATTAAACGAAGCAAAATCAATGAAAGAAATCATTGCAGGTATTCCTGCATTGCAAGGTAACCCTGTAGAAGTGTTCCTTGGTAGGATGCAACCTATACACAATGGACATATTAAAGCAATTAAGAAAATGAAGAACCCAGTTATTGTTCTTGTGAAAGGTGAGCAATCATCAAAGGATAAAAAGAAAAATCCTTTTGATGCTCAGTATCAACAAAGACTTTTAAAGAAAGCCCTTGGTGCTAACCTTAGAATCATTGTTTCAAGAACAGGATTCATACCAGAAATACTTTCAGCTATCCGTGGGATTGGTTTTGAGCCAGTTACAATCGTCGCAGGACCTGATAGATTTGGTAAGTACAAAGGCCAAGTTGATTCAATAAACAAAAGCCTGCCAGAAGAAAAGAAATTCAGAGTTAAAATGAAAGAAGCAGAGCGCGTTACCTCTGCTACTAAAGTTAGAGACGCTATTAGAAATGGCGACTTACCAGTATTTAGAAAAGTAATGCCAAAAGAATTACATGGTGAATGGAAGACCATGCGTAACTTATTAAAGGATGCAGTATAATGGCAAGGTCAGCAAATTTAACAAACGCTGTATTATCAATGACAAAGGGCCCGTTCTTTGAGAAGCGAGTTCAAGTTAAACAAACGTCAAACGGTATGGTGGCACTCTTACGCGGTGAAGATGGTAATGCTTATATTGTACAAGTATCAGCCGCACAGGATAGCAAATTAAAAAGTCTTTTCAAAAAGGAATTGGAGAAGAAATAATGAGGAAAATTAAAGTGATTAAAGAAGCTGAAAAGAAATATAGTAGAGCGGAAGCTGAGAAATACTTTATAAAATCATATGGTGTAAAGAATGTTCACTTTGCTTACAATGCTCAAGGCGAAGGCACTGCTAAATTTCACTGGATGGATTTGAATAGCGGCGAAGTGCTACCAGCTAAAGAAGCAAAGCCACCGAAGGACTTAAAGGCAGCTAAGAAGGGTGATGAAAAGAAACACCACCCAGCAAATCTTTCAGAGTCATTAATTGATGAACCAAGAAAAGTATTACAAAAGGCACTAGGTATAACTGCGGTTGTAACCTCAGGCGATTTAAAAGATGATGATAGGGTTCTTGATATGTTAACGGCACTTGCTGCTGTAGTTAAGAAGCTACCAAAATCTACATCATTCGGATTTAAGGAAAAGGGCGGTAAAGTTGTAATGTCCTTCGGCGGTTTGTTTAAAGATGGTGGTGATGCAATTGAGAAAGTTGTAAAATCTGCCATGAAGAAAGCTGGCGTTAAGGGTAAATTCACAGAGCCAAGAGAATTAGGCGGACGCAAATTAGGAAGAACATTTATAAAGGAAGCTGTAGTTAGAAAAATTAAAATGAAAATGGAAGTGACTACAACTGCAAACATACCAGCAGAGCCATTTAAACCATCTGGAACATTTCGCAGCCACCCTTATTTTGATTGCCCACAAGGTGTATTTGATAATTGTTTTAAAGGTAAGAAGAAAGGATCACACTGGAAAAAATGGTTGGGTGATGATAAGTTTTCAGAGAATATTAAAGCTTATATTAAGAAGAACCCAAAGAAAACATTCTTGTTCCGTGATGAAAAGTCTAAAGCGTTTATTTTTGCTAGGAAGTTTTATTAAAAGCTTTTAATATCATCTTTAGTAAACACAAGACGTTCTTTAGTCACCGCATCTACTGATTCAAATATAGCGACACTCATAACATTAGCAATAGGGTTTAGGGTGTCTGCTATTACAAATACACCACCGTTGAAAATTCCCTCGTTAATTATTTCATATTTACCAGGTAATAAAATGTCAACTTCATCATTAGTTGCTTCTCGTAAATATTCAATATCAATTCCATATTCCTCATCTATAAAGAATATAAAAGAAGTTTCCAAAACTTCATATTGTTCGTCACCTAAATGCTCTCTGATTAAGAATAAACCTGTAGCGTATGATGCAAGTTTTGTTTTACCGAAGGGGATTTTATTCAATAAGATTTTTATGTTTTTAGTAAGGACTTGGAATATACCCATAGCCTTTCTTTCTTCATCTGATTTTGCTTTCTTAAGCTTTTTGCCTTTCTCGTCTATTAAGCCAAGTTTGAAGGCAGGCCACTTTTCCCAATCTGTGGTCAATAGCTTGACAAATTTCAGGGCTACGAATAAATCTACTGCTGAGGCCATCTCTAAATTCTCCTTAGGATCTCTATTATATTGTGGTCATAATCAATTTCATCTAAATCTACTTCCAGTAGGGTGTCAGGTAAAATGTTCAAATATTCTAAAACAGTTTTGATCTGCGGATAATTCACTTCATCGCAATAATAAAACACCATTCTGGCTGTTGAGGTATTGCCAAAGAGATTGGATAATGTTATAATATGGTTTAATAAAAGGCGCTCCTTGATCTCACGATGCTTTGTGTATTTCCTGAGTATCCTTTTGATATAAGACAGAATCTTGATATCTTCATTAAATTCGTCGACACCAGCATATTGAGGATTCTCATATGACTTGGTCGCAAATAGCAAAAAATTATTATCGTTTAGTTTGTCAAACTGCATATATATTTATCCTAATAAGGGTTGCAATAAATGAAAATATCTAAAATACACTTTGAGCCAGGATCTGTTAAAATCGCCTTCAAGTGTGATTGTGGTAATACTATATATACCAGAAACAAATACTTCCTACAATGTAAGTGTGGAAAGAAGATAGACATCGCCTCAGGGCGTTTTATGGACAGAAGATTGGATAGTTTACTTGATGTATCTTGATATTAAATACATCTCAATGATTGGCAACAGATATAGGAACTTCAAAAAGAAGTCAAATAATTTATATAATTATAGTTGCCCATTGTGTGGTGATTCCCAAAAGGATCTGAAGAAGGCCCGCGGTTATTTTTATAAGTATAAGGGAGAGATGTGGAGTA